GCGGACGACTTTGGCGAGACGATGGTCACGGGCCTGACGATGGGCTGGAACCCGCGCAAGCTGGCCCGTGAGCTACGTGCCTCCTACGGGATGGGCCTGACCCGGGCACTGCGCATCAGCCGCACCGAGCAACTGCGGGCCTACCGTGAGGCGACGCGCAACACGTACAAGGAGAACAGCCACGTGGTCAAGGGGTGGGAGCGGCACGCAGCGGCGGACGATAGGGCATGTGCTGCTTGTCTCGTTCTAGATGGGAAGCGGTACGGGCTAGATGAGCCGATGGATGATCACGTGGGAGGTCGCTGTGCCCTACTTCCGATAACAGTCAGCTACCGGGAACTAGGCATAGATGTAGACGAACCCGACTTCCAGCGCGAGTTAGGCAAGGACTGGCTACTACGGCAGCCAGAGGGTACACAGGCGCGAGTATTGGGACCACTATACGACCCGTGGAAGGCCGGCGAGTTCAAGCTGGAGGACATTCCGAAGCTGGTCCGCAGCGATGTGTGGGGCAATAGCTGGGTGCCCAAGTCGGCAAAGGAGTTAGTGGGAAATGGCAAAGCGCAAGCAGCAAGGTAAACGACCGCCCCTCAAGCTGGACTTGAAAGAGGGGACGTTCACCGCTTGGTGCAAGCGTCAGGGATTCGATGGTGTGACCGAGGAGTGCATCGCCAAGGGACTGGCGAGCAAAGATCCTCTCACGCGCAGTAACTTTGCCCGCAACGCCGCCAAGTGGAAGCACTAGGCGATGCCCGTCCGACGCTGCCCAAACGGCAAGTACCGCATTGGCAACGGCCCGTGCGTCTACAATAGCGAGAGCGCGGCGCAGACGGCCTATCGTGCCTATCTGTGGCGCAAGTCGCAGGAGAAGAAGGGGAAGCGCAAGTGACCAGGCGGCCCACATTCGGGCGCGCAGAGGACCAGTGGCAGCCGACCGGGGCGGTAGGACATTGCGCCCTGTGTGGCGGACAATGGCAGATCAAGGATGCCAACTTTGGCGATGCCAAGAGTTGCCCGTGGTGCGGCGCGGGAGAGCGGGCAGTTACTGTTGTGAGTGAGGCACCGTCAGATTACGGTGCAGTGATAGCAGGACCGAGATAGACAGCACAACCCTACGTGGACCAACACGGTAAAAAGAGAGAGGACCAACGATGACAGAGGAAACGAAGACTCAGCAGACAGAAGGGGTAGACTCCAACGACGCGAACGTCGGCGGCGAACAGACGGGACAGGGAGAACGCACCTTTACAGAAGCAGAACTGCAGGCCGTCGTGCGGGACCGACTAGCGCGCCAACAGGCCAAGTACGCCGACTATGAGACGCTCAAGGGCGCCGCGGCGCAGTGGGAAGAACACCGCCTGGCGCAGATGAGCGAGCTGGAGAAGGCGCAGGCGCGCATCACCGAACTCGAGCGCGTGTCCGCCGAGGCGCAGGAGCAAGCGGCGCAAACGCTGATCCGTTCGGCGTTCTTGACCGAGGCGGCGAAGCTCGGCGCGGCGCACCCAGAAGACGCCTACTTGCTGGCCGAACTGGACGGGGTGAACCTCGATGAGAGCGGCACGGTGGTGGGCGTGGTCGAGGCAGTGGCGGCGCTGGCAGAAGCGGGCCGGCTGGTGATGGCGGGCAAGGCCAAGGCCCCGAATCTGGACGGTGGGGCCGGCAGCGGCACGCGCACCGGCGACCGCAGCAGCATCGAGCGCGCAATGGCACAGCTCACGCCAGAGGAACTACACGTGGCAAGCAGCATGCACTTGACTGCTGAGCAATACGCAGAGAGCAAGTTGGAGATCGCAAAAGCAGCAACATAACAGGAGGTATAGCAATGAGCGGTAGGGGGTTCGAATTCGCATATATGCTGGGCGGAGAGACTGGCAATCTCCGCGCGTTGGACTGGCCTATGGTCGCCGATACCGCGGGCTACAAGGCGGGCGACCTGCTGGTCATGGACACCGCCGGGAGGGCAGACAAGGCCGCAACCGGCACAGATGACACCGTGTTTGCGGTCTGTGCTGAGACGGACACCAGCTCGGTCGCGGAAGACGCGAACTTGAAGGTGGTCCCCATCTCACCGCACCAGGTGTGGAAGTGCAGCACGGATGATACCGCAATCACAAACTCAGTCGTGGGCTACACGGACACGGTGACGATCGTGGACGAGAACACGGTCGACGCCGATGGGCACACGGGTGGGTGCATGGTGATCCACGAAACCGGCACAGACGACGAGGGCAACGTAGTCGCTTACGTGTCGTTCCAGGTCACAACCTGGTTCGGCGGAACGTAGGCATAGGGCCACGTAGGGAGGCTATGAAATGGCAATCTCAGAGAACTGGGCATATCTCCTCACACCGGGACTGAGGAAGATCTTCTATACGCAGGTGGCGGCGCTGGCGGCAGAGTCCCGCGTGCCGCAGTTGTTCAACGTCCAGACCTCCAGCAAGGCACAGGAGTTCGACCTGGGCATCGGCGGGTTCGGCGATTGGCGCGAGTACAAGGGCGCGATCGAGTACGACGAGAACGAGCAGCTCTACCGGACCACGTACACGCACGTCGAGTTCGCGCGCGGATTCCGGGTCGAGCGGAAGCTGGTGGACGATAACGTATATTGTCGTCCTTAAATCGGGCTATATGCAAGAATCTCCTAAAGCCTTCTAGCCTGACTAGGGAACAGTGAGAAGGATGGAACAATGGACAACTTGCAGGTAAGGCTCTCAAAGGATTTCAAACTGGGTTGGTTGGTCTGCGCGATAGAGAGTGAAGGGAGTTTCCAGTTGGCGTGGGGTAGGCGGACGGACGGGTACATTCAGATAGTGCCGAGGGTCAACTTGGGCAACAAGGACCAAGCATACATTGACCGCGTGGCTAGCATTTGCCACGACAACGGCATACCCTGTTACGTCCAGAAGCGCAATAGCGCGGGCATGAAATACGTGCTCTGGTACGGGATGAAACGAGTCCTGCGCTTGCTTGATCTCATTGAACCCTACTTGGCTGGAAAGAAGGACCGCGCAGCCATTCTAAGACAGTTTGTAGAGTATCGCTTGTCGGGGGTGCGCAATAGGCCATATGGGCCAACCGAGAAGGATTGCTTTCTCCGGTTGCGAGAACTAAACGGGGCCGGACGCATCTCGACAAAGGGACTCAAGCTAGCCTTTGAGAGAAACCCCAACGACTATACGCCTGACACCGCAAGGTGAAGACATAGGCTGACCTCATGGGAAACCGTGAGAGGTGAGCGGAACAGAAACGACTCACCCCCTGAAAAGGGTAACAAAAGTGGACCAATATAACGTCATCAACCGGCGCCCCGCAGGGCTGGCGCTGGCCGCGATGCGCAAGCGGGAGAAGGACGCCGCGAGCGTGTTCAACAACGCCTTTTCCGCCAGCTACACCGGCGGGGACGGCATCCGGTTGTGCAATGCTTCGCACCCGTACAGCCCGCTCAACGCGGCGGTACAGAGCAACGCCGGCTCCACGGCGCTCTCCTACACGGCGGTCGAGGCCACGCGGCGGACGATGCGCGAGTTCAAGGACGACCGGGGCGAGCTGATCCCGATGTCCCCGACGCTGATCCTGGTCCCGCCCGAGCTGGAAGAGACCGCCTCGTCCATCGTCAACACGATGAACAAGGTGGACATCACCGACTACCACGACAACTTTGTCAAGCGAGTCGGCATCCAGTACCTCGTGTGGGACTATCTGACCGACGCGGAGAGCTGGTTCATGATCGACCCGGGGCTGGGGAAGATGTTCCTGAACTGGTTCGACCGGGTGCCGCTGGAGTTCAAGGAGGATCCGACCAGCGACTTTAGCCTGGAGGCGCGGTATCGCGGCTACCAAAGGTACAGTTATGGCTGGTCAGATTGGCGATGGATCTATGGGCATGCGGTCTAGCGCCTAGTGGATGACGGTGTGGGGCGAGCTGGGGGCAGTTGGGGGTTTCCTCCTTTTCCCCCGGCTGCCCCACCCTAAGCCAAGGAGAAAGAAACATGGCGAGCACTACAGCAGGAAAT